GGCCGCGAACGCATCGGCTAACCCATCATCGCCGCCGGCACGTGGATTCGGCGCGGCCCATCGGCGGGCGGCCTCTTCTAGTTTTTTCGCTTACCCCCGCCAAGGGTCGCTTCAAAAAACGCGCTCACGATTGCGCCAGCAGCGTTGGGGTAGTTGTCGAGCATCAGGCGAACCGTAGCGCGGGTGAATTCCAGGTCTTCGCCATCCGGCCCCTGCACATAGCGCCAACCTTCGGCAATGTCGAGAACGTAGTCTGTATCACGCTCTAGGCTATCAACAACAATCTCGGACTCGGCCATTTCCTCTTGCTGCTTTTGCAACTCGTTGAGGCGGCTACGCGAGACGCGCTTGAAGAGCATTTCAAACTTGACCGCTTGAGAAACGCCGTTCTCGTTGACGACCGGCAAAACGATGCCGTAGTAGAAGCCTTCCGATTTCGGCTTGATTACAAATGCCATGGTGATTACCTATCTGTCAGATTGAGAAATTGATGGCCCCCTTCATCACCGGCTGGGGGCCGAGCCGTAGACAGCCCTGACAAGCAGGGTCGTGATTACTTGCCTGTCAGAGCGTTATCAGGTGTAGGTCAGCGTGAACTCATCGTTGCCAGCCGAGGTCGGCTCGAATACCAGCGGCAACGAACACATCATGATTCCGTCGCTGTCTTGGAATGACGGCGGCTGGAAGCTGACGGCAGGCGCATCAATGGTGATAATCGAACCGGCAGCAGTACCGTGGACGATTTGCAGATCATCAACGGTATGCAGACGGGCGGCTTCCACCCAGCCATAGGTGGCAACGTCGGTCATTTCAAAAACCATCGTACCGGCGGGTTGCCTGTTCGTGATCAGCGCCTTGGGATCGCAGCCGGGAAGGTCGCGGAACGTCAACTGATTGGCCATATCCGCGTTGAAGGATTCCATACACACGCTGATGCCATGCAGGTCCACGGTAGTAGTGTTCAAGCTGTTCGGGCCGAGCGGAACCTTGAAGTCGGTAAAGTCAGGCGTCAGCGGGGTATCGTCCACCGGAGCGGCATAGCTGCCCATGAAGGTGAAGTTCAGGGTCGGCAGAGCGCCGCGTGACAGGTTCAGGGAGACGTTGCCACGGCAGCCGGCCAGCGTGTGCAGAATGCCATCCATGTAGACGGCAATCGTGGCGCTGTCGAAGTCGCTGGAAACCGGCGCATAAACCACGCTGCTGACGCCATCGGTTTCGTCAAAGCCGCAGCACATGAGCGCATCGCCATAAGCAGGGCGGGTGCCAGCGGTGCCAGATGGCGAGAACTCGATTTCGAAGGAAAGCTCTACGTGCTGATCAAGCTGGATCGTGCCGTAGTTTCCAAAAGTTTCGCGTACAAACTCTCTTGCTACCGTGTTACCGGCCAGCGGGGTGAGCGTGACATTGCGAATGAGATAGCAGTCAGTGCCTGCTAGGGTTTCGGGTGTACCCTCGACGGCCTCTAGCTTGAGAGCCATCAGGGTTTTGCGCATGAATAAGGCCATAAGTCACCTCGGGGGTTAATCCGGGGTGGCTTACTGGTCGCGTGTCCCTATTCAGGAGAGGCGAACCTGCGAGCCCGGCAGGTTGCAATCAGTTGTCAGTCGGTGGCCGTTTCCTTCAGCCAGAGGCCTATTGCAGCGAGCATGCCTTGTGCATGCCTTAGCAAAGTCTCAATCAGTTTTCGGGTCGGTGGCTTCATCGGTTTCCTTCACTGTCTCGGTGATGGTTTCCACGGGTTTTGCCGCCTTGCGTGTGGCCGTCTTGGCCAAGCATGGCGGGATATAGTTTGTACCGGCTATCTTTGTGCGGATGCCAGTCACTGGGTCAACGGTATAACGGGCCATTACGGTTCCTCGGGTTCAGGGACGACAGGCGGATTCAACAGGTCAATGAAGTAGCTGTAGGCATATTCATCGCGCCAGAATGTCCAGCCAGCGTCCAAAAATGCCAAATCGCCCGTCGAGAATTGCACGGGTTCAGCGCCAGCGGTTGTCATGGGGTACAAATCAATCAGCGCCCAGCGGACTGCTTCACGGGCTGACAGGACATCGCTATAGGACTGAGCGCCTATCGTTATGCCGACTCGCGTAGTAATGCGCTGGATTGATGGCTGATTTGTGCGCGGGCTTGGCGAGCCAATTTCCCTGACATCGCTAACCCACGCATACGGCCCGCTGGTAATCCCTTCGATGCGTTCCGGCTGGCCGATTTGCACGTTTCCAGATAGCCCGGTTACGCCCTCGATTGCGGTCACGATGGCGTCTAGGTTCATGCCCTGGCCATCCTTGCCTTGCGCATGCCGGCGCTGTCCACATCATCCAATTCGGTGATGACATAGCTCGCGCCGTTATGCGTCACTGCGTCATTCACAGCCACATCCGGCCAATCCTCGGCCTTGAGCAAAAGATTCGCGCCGTTGATGAGCTGCACGCCGCCGCCTAGAGCGAGGTCCGTATCCGGCATGACTACCGCCACGCCAGTTACGCCATCAATCTGAACGGTATCGGCAAACACCCGCAGCAGCGGTGAATTCGCCGTGCGGCATGCCGCATCAAAGGCGCTAGTCATTACGCAATGATCGACCAGACAAGCTGCCAAGTCGGAGCCGCAGACGCTTGGAAGCTGGCCATGTCGTTGTCAGCGTCAATGCTGGCAAAGGTCGCGCCGCCGCCGATGGTTTCTGAGCTATTGCCGTCCAAGGTGATCGCATAAGCGCCGCCGGAGATTTTCCGCACGGTGAGCTTGGAGCCGACCGGAACCGCCGCCAGAGCCGGCAGAGTGACGGTATGCGCCGCTGTCGCCGTGCCAAGCAGGGTCAACTCGCCGACCATGAATGCGCCAGCACCGACAGCCTGAGTGCCAGTAGCGGCCAAGGTCAGGATGCGCGGGGTTTCACAGCAGAACTCTTCGAGCTTGACCTTAACAGTGGTCGCGCCGCTGATTTCCGCCTCAACGGCATAGCCGATAAACCACGCGGTCAGGGTCGGTGCGTTGATGACGTTCTTCGCACTGGCATCCCACCAAACCGGAGCGCCCTGCACGATAGCGCCGGAGGCCTTGGCCAGTTCGAACACGCCATCAATGGCCACGGTGCCGACTGCGGTAGATGCAATATCCACGAGCGCCACACCAAGTTGCTTGAAACCAACTTGCACGACATCGCCGGACGAAACCGCACTGCCCGTGCCGTTGGTCCAGTCGATACGGTCGCCTTCTGAAATATAGCTATTAGCCATTTGAGTACCTCAAAGATTGAGGGCCAGCCGTAGCCGGCCCGGATTCATTACGCGCCGACGTTGTGATATGCGCCCTGGTAGCCAACAGCGCCCACACCGTAATCAAGACGGACCTTGTATCTCAAGCCATCCATTTCAAAACCTTGCTGGGTTTCCAGATACGGAGTGCGGTTTCCATTCAGGAAGGCTACTTCGATGACCGGATGCGCTTCAGGGGAGGCGAACACATACCATCCGTTCCCGGTCAATCGTGGCGTGTCGATAATGGTGCTTACGATGTTGTAAGCGTCATTGCGGCGCTGCAATTTGTTCGACGTTTCCGGGTCGTACACGCTCAGGATGGTTTCGCGGGCAAGCTGGCCTTTGGCAATCGGACACAGCAACAAGGCCGGTTCGATGTCGCCAATGTAGTCATTGCCACTGATGTCCATCTGGCTCTTCATCGCAATGCGGGCGGCTACCAAACTGGCAATGGCGATAGCGTTGCCGCTGTCGTCATAGTTCGCGTGCGCGGTCGAGAACAGCGCGTTGCCATCGTCCATCACCGGATTAGCGGCTAGCAGCGCGTAGACATCCCGCTCAATCGAGCGAGCGGCAGCGCGGCCCAACATCTGCGTCAACCGGACGAAATAGGACAGGTCATCGTTGATGATGGCCTGACGGCTGATGTTGATCAGATTGCCCTTCGTGGTAACGGCAATGCTTTCCGCCTGACCATCAGGAATCGACTTGTTGGTGAACTCGCCTAGTTCGTTGACGGTATCCAGCGAAGAGATCGAGCCGGTATAGATGCGCTTCCAATCACGGAAGTCCGACACGGAGCCCACGGAACAGAACTGGCTCCAGGTATCCGCCGCAGCGGTGTAAGCCGCCAGCAGGGTTTTGTGCATGGTGTTTTCGAGGATCACTGGGAAGTCAGAGGTTCCCTGAGTGATAGCCCCACGGACCACATGCAACGGGTCTTTGCCGCTGATCGAGAAGCCGGAACGCTCGGCGCTTTCCTTGGCCAAATCAAACAGCTTGCTGTGCAGGTAGGGATTTCCCTGCCGTGCTTCGTCTGCCTCTTTGCCCTTCAGTACGCCAGCGCGGGCCAGCAGGGCGTCAGTCGCACGACCGATGCGCTTGTCGGCTTCGTCGGTGCCTACTTCGATGCGGCCAGAGGCGGTCGCGGTGGAATCTACGTGCTCGGACCACATACGCAGCACCTCGGCTCTTGCGGCTTCCAGCGGCTTGCCGGAGTTAATGAGTTCGTCGGCTACCGTGTCGCTCAGTTTGGCCATGCGCACGGTTTCGCGGATACCGGCAATGCGGGTCCGCTCGGTGGCAACGGCCCGCTGTGCGATTTCGGCAGCATCGGGAATTACGGGTGCTTCCGGTGCCTGAGCTTCCTCAGCCGGAATCTGGTTTTCTGGGTCGCTCATAGCGTTACCTCTGATGGTGAGTGAGACGGAATGCAGGTTGTCTGAACTGCGTATCTGTGCGGACGGGTCCGCCGGAACGGCTACGAGAGAAAGCTCTAATGGCTCCCAATCAATAGCGCGATAGATAGGAAGGTCGCCCTTCTCTTTCGGCGGAATCACTTCGTATTCGTGAACCTGATAGCCCACGGAAAGATTCCGCAAAATGCCTTTTTGGACTTTCGCTTCGTACTTCGCCGCATCAGCGTCGTCGTCAAACCTGACAAGCGCGGCCCCTACCCCACCAGAGAGCCAGCCTCGGCTAACCACGCCAATTACGCTGTCAATCGAATGGCTTGCATGATCCTTGATGAACGGAGCGCCACTGTTGAAGCGGTCCATTCGTATATGTTTCGGGTCCATCGAAAGCTCTTCGATGTACGGGCCTTCCAGCCAGTCAAAGCGCCGGACCTGTGATCCTGTTGACCACGTAACCTCGACGGTATGATCGTCAGGGCTATAACTCTCGGGTTTTACAGCGGCCCGCGTGGACAGTTGCGGCAGTTGCATGGTTTTAGCCATTGGCTTGTTCCGGTTGCGGTTGTTCGGTATCGGCGGTGACTTTCGGTGTGGCGTCGAATCGGTAGTCCGATTCCACAATCACGCCCGCCGCGTCTAGTTTGGCGAGGTATTCGGCCTGTTCGGCGAGGACGGAATCCGGGTCATAGCCCTGCGATCGGATGGCTTCTGGCAATGACATAAAGCCGCTTCTTACGGCTGTCTGAAGCGCCTTCCATTCCTTGCTTGGGTCCACTAGCGTTCTAGCCGGCGGGGTCCATTCAACGGTCAAATCGCTGGCGTTAAAGCCGGTGGCTTGCATCATGGATTTGAACCACGCGAACACCGAGTCACAGAATCGCGGAATGAACGTGGCCCATAGCCAGCTATCGAGATTGCGGCCCATCTCATGCGCACCCATGCGGGCCGATGAGAAATTGACCTCTGAGAGATTGCCGGTCAGGCTTTCGTAGGTGATGCCAAGCCCCGCCGCGATAGCGCGAAGGGTCGAGTCACGAAACGCGGGGTCATGCGGTTCAGGCGGGTCATTGAACTGGACGCCCTGCCCTGGACGCAGCATGTACATGGTTCCCGGCTGTAAATCCGGCAGTTCGTCGTCGAGTTCTTCGCCGAATGCTTGCGGGTCGTCAGAGGTTATGAATCCGGCAAATAGAGTTCCGCACTGCACGCGCTTGAGACTGCCGTCCTCATAGATGCCGAGATCCCGCAGCGTGACAATCACTGGCGCAAGCCAGGACACGCCCCGGTCTTGTCCGGGCCGGTCCTTGCGGTACAGGTGGATGATTTCCGATGCTGGAACGCGGGTGATTTCCATATCCCAGCCTTGCAGCGTCGTCGTGTCGCCGGGGTGCCGCCGATAGAGGTGGTACGCCACGCGCCGGCCTAGAGCGTCAAACTCGATGCCGTTGTGGATCACGTTTCCGCCTTGCGGCAGTGAGCGTAGATCGTCCGCAAGTAAATCAGCTTCGAGTAGCTGAAGCTGGAACGGTAACGGCAAGCCATCCTCGGGCCTGCGTGGACGCATCCTGATGAGACATTCGCCGTCCGTCACCAAAGCCCGCATGGCAATGGCTTGCAAACCGTAAATGTCGTGCATGCCGTCCGCATCGCATGCGGTGGTTTCGGCCCATGCCTGCCATAAGGATTGCGCCTGACGGGTGCGAAGCTGTGAACCGGCTTTTAACTGCGCCCTGATTCCGTAGCCAACACAGTTATTCGTGATGACAGAAACGCCCTTAGCCGCCCAGGCATTGTTCCGCACCAAATCCCGCGCCCGGTCCCGGATGAGTTGCGGATTCGTGATAGCCGAGTTCGCGTCCGTTGACTGGGTATTCCAGCCGGACATCCGCTTGGTGCGGGATGCCGCGTCATAGCGCCTTACATGCGGTGGCGCGGGTGGCGCTATTTTGTCAGCGGCCCATGAGACGAAATCAATTACCGCACTCATAACCCGCTCGAAATCGTCGGAGACCAGACGCGGCCACGGGCGGTACTCGGGGTGGCTACGCCGAGTTCGGCCTTCATCAGGTCGCGCAGCTTTATAAGCTGATCCAGCGATTGATAAACGACCACGCGCCCATCAATTTCCACGCGCAGCGTGCCGGAGGCTATCGCCTCTTCAATCGTCGCAAGCTGGGAAAGGGTATATGCCATGCCGCGCAGTTTCGCGGCTGGAACGCAACAAAATAAGGCTGAAAATGTTTAAAAAAATCTTGCCTTACCTGTTGACATGCTTTGTTATCGTGCGTATAGTATCAACTAAGCCAGATGACTGGCGGTCAACAACCGGAGACGACGATGAGCGCACAACAAATGGTCATGATCAAAGAGTTTGACCAAGTGATTCAGCCAGCCGTACCGCTCAGTAAATTCCAAGCGGCCAATCAATTCATTGCCGATCTAGTAGCGGAAGCCGTCGAAAACGGCACGTACACAATGAGCGATGAAGAAGGATGCGAAATCACTGCCACAGTATGGACAGCCTAGCCTAACCCACCCACGGCCACGGACGGCCACACTTGAGAGCAAGCATGACAACCTGCAAAGACAACGTGACCCGCTATCGTGTCAGACACGCAGACGGGGCAACAACCATACTCGCCGCCCGCAGCTTGCTAGGCGCAAAACGAACAATCAAAGAACGGAAACTTGAGGGCATACTTGAAAAATCCACAGACTGCTGGACATGGCAGGCGGTCAAAACCGGAGAGCGAGCATGAACGCATCAGCAATCAGAATTGAGAATGGCGTAATCACTTCAGATTTTTACGCCAAAACCAAAACCATCAAAGCCTTTTTTGAAGACAAAGCACCGGCAATCGAGGTCTTCCCGGTAAAGGGCTGGAAATTCTCGCGGGTCTATCTAACTCACGGCAGTCAAGAGAACGGTTCCGGCTGGGCATTTTTCAAATGACGGAAAAACCAAAACGCGGCGGCCCCAATCGGGGCCAAGGCCGCAAGCCGCTGGCAGCGGGGCAGGATACCGTCAGGATCAATCTCACGATGACCGCCAGCCAGCGCGATAAGCTAATCCGGCTAGGCGGGTCAGAATGGGTGCGGCGGATGATAGACGCGGCTAACTGACGTAGCTAGACGCCCGCGCCACACGCTTAACCGTCACCGGGCAAACGCCAACCCGCTGCGCTACATCCTCGGGCGGTAAACCGGCTTGCGTCAGGCTGAGAATGGTCTGATGCCGCCGGCTGATTGAGTGCCGCGCAATATAGGCACGACAGCCGCCGTGATGCTGTCGCCACTGGTCTATTGCCTGATAGAGGCTTGGCAGTATCTCGGGATTGACTGCACGAGACAGCGCCCGCTCCAGATCGTCGATGGCGTCAGCCATGTTTTTTAGGCGGTGCAGGTGGTGGTGGTGGCCGTCTATATGTTGGTGGCGGATTGCTGTTGGTCCGACCTGTCTGTTTTGCGACAATCACCGTCGCCACAGCAATGCACCAAAGCGCCAATATGATGGTTTCAGGTATTCCCATATTGCCTGTTAAGTCTTTCGTGCTCGGTTTGGCAGTACACGCAACGGGTCGCGGTCGGTTCCGCCTTCAGACGCGCCGGTTCGATGGATTCGCGGCACGACTCGCAGTAATCCGAAGCCCGCATCACATGCTTCCTTCGATGCGCGGCCCGGTATTGTTCCAGCCACTCGGCTTGCGCTTGGGCACGATCAGCGGCGTCCATCAAGCGCCTCCTTGAGCCGCCATTGGCACGGCCAGCACAGCGTCGCCACCGGCTCGATGCGTAGCTGGCACGGGTCGATTGGTAGCTTGCACATACGGCAATACCAAGACGGCAGTGGCGGTAAAAGCGTCTTGTTGTTCACGCATACCGCAGCAAGATTTGATAAGCGGCCCACAACACGACGAACAGAATCAGCCAAGTCATTTGCGCGACTCCAAAACGCGCACCCTGGCGTCTATGTCGCTGACCTTTGACCGGATGGCATCCTCAAAATCCCGCTCGCGGTCGTCGTGTTCTTTGATGGCAACCTGTATGGTTTGCACTTGTGATTTCAGCGCCCCGGAGTCTTCCGACTTGGATGAGACGCTCCCAACATAGCCGCCGAATGCGGCCAAAGCAGCCATGCCGACGCCAGCCCACTTTGACAGGTCGCCGTTACCGTCTGCCATTAAGTCTCCCGGATAGATCGTAATCACAAGTCCACACGGCCCGCGCATCCAGCCAAAGCCGTTCCGGTTCCTCGCCCTCTGTGAGGCTGGCATGGCATTGCAGATAGCTCATGGCTCGGTGGTTGGCGTGATAGAGGTCGGCGCAGCCGGTTTGAGCAAGCGCCGCGCAGCAACATAGAACCGCACAAGGTCTTCGCAATCCTTGCCTGATGCCGTCATGCTGTCGCCCCGGATGTCGATGACGCACTCCTGCGGAATGGGCGGCATGGCCAGGGTCGGTTTGGCGCAATCCTGTACCACGATCTTTTTGACCGCATCGCCTAGCCGGTCGAGTTGCGGGACTTCGTGATCGACGGTGACGGTCGGAGTGCAGGCGGGCAAAAAAACCAGACTCAACACGGCCAGCCAGAAACAGGCGCAGATAATCAGGGTTTGGCGAAGCATGGTGTCGGGGTCATTGTCCATTGCGAAAATCCAGAATGGCAATTTTGTTCGCCGCTGCTTGATTTTCATTTACAAGCTCTGACCCGCAGTTATCACAGGTCGAATACTGGAGAGGCACGGTTCCTTCGCGGCCTTCCCATACCGCCGGCCTTTGCTCTACGTGATCTGTCAATTTGCCTGCGTCGCAGCAGGGGCAGGTTTCGCTCATTTCGCCCTTACAAAATGCTCGAATTCAACGGTGTGGCAGTACATCCGCATGACGGTATCCGCCGTCTGCCTGACAGCATATCGCTGGCACTCCAAAGCCTTGGGGCAGCGTTTCCAAACCGTGTCCGTGTGTTCTAGGATGCCGTGACATCCGGTCAGGGGTGGCGTGGTCATCCCATCGCCTTCAGTCTGCGCACAGCGATTTGCGCAATCTTGCCGGCCTTGTCAGTGCCATTGATGCACCGGCGAGCGCCGACAAAATCCGTCTTACCTTGCCGGATGTAGTCAGTGATCTTCTTGCCCGTGAACACGCCATGTTTAAAACCATGCACCAGCACGAAACACGCGATAGCCGGCTCCATCGCCCTGTCAGGCTCTTTCTTCAGCGGTATGCCAAGAATCTCGCCGTAACGCTCGTAATTGAACGCCCAAGTGAGTTGTACGAATCCGCGCCCGTAGTAGGGGTAATACCGCAGGTTTCGCTTGCGCCACCATTCAGGAAGCCAGTACGCCTCACACACGGGCCTGAAGGTGTTGTTCGTTTCATGCTCAGTGGTGGCTAGTACGTAAGCGATCTGCGTCTTGAGCGTCAGCCCTTGCCGGATACACTCGGCCTCAATCGCGGCTACCGTACCGGCGCGGGTCGAGTAGTCCCAGCCTTCGGATAGCGAGTCGAGTAGCGGGGTGAGTGCTTCACTCATCGTCGCGCCCTTCGCGCAAGACATCGGCCAGCTCCTTCTCGGCCATCAATTCATCAGCCGCGTCGGGCGGAATGTTGCCCTCAATGCGCCAGTTGATAATCACCATGGCCAACACAAAGGTTTCAAACGCTACCCACTTCGGCCAGCCTTCGGGGAACGTGGAAATCAGTGGCGCGACAATGCCGGCAATAGCCCAGACGCTTGCTTTGTTGTTGGTGCCTTCGGCGGTTGTCAGCGGTTTCATT